CCCATCCCGGTTCATCTCGTTCCCGGCCGTGTCCTCCACGTGCGGACCCACCGTCAACTGATAACCGCCCTCATACGTCTGCGGCGCAAAGCTGAGACGGTGCCTATTCCCGCTCTGGTGGCTGATCCCTGTGATGTCGATGTAACCCCGCGGGCCAATGAGGGTGATGTCCCCGCTGCCCAACGTGCTCGACTGAATTGCCTCGTTGAACGTCACGTCCACGTAACCCACCGGGCCCGACACGTTCCCGCTTGGCGTCTGGGCCGTGATTCGAGGGCCAGAATCGAACACCTGGATCGTGAAACTGCCCGAGTACCAGTCTTGTGGGTATTCCCCGTTCGTCGTGTCCTGGTTCTGATTCATCCGATTCCCGGCCGTGTCCTCCACGTACGGACCCACGGTGAAACTGTACCCCCCTGACGTGCTTTGTGGGCTGAAATCGATGCGATACTTGTTGCCGCTGAGGGAGGTCACGTTCGAAACCGTGATCGAACCATTAGGCCCGCTTAAACTCACATCCGATGCGGTAAACGTGCTGGCATTGATCGTTTCATCGAACCAGACGTCGATGTAGTTGACGCCGCCCGATACATTTCCGGTAGGGCTGTGGGCTGCGATCCGCGGGCCAGAGTCGAACGCCTGAATGGTGAAACTGCCGGAATACTGGTCTTGCGTGGACTCTCCGTTTGTCGTATCCCCGTCCCGGTTCATCTCGTTCCCGGCCGTGTCCTCCACATGCGGACCCACCGTCAAGTCATAAACGCCCTCATCTGTCTGTGACGCAAAGCTGAGACGGTGCCTATTCCCGCCCTGGTGGCTGATCCCTGTGATGTCGATGTAACCCCGCGGGCCAATGAGGGTGATGTCCCCGCTGCCCAACGTGCTCGACTGAATTTCCTCGTTGAACGTCACGTCCACGTAACTCACCGGGCCCGACACGTTCCCGCCCGGCGTCTGGGCCGTGATTCTAGGGCCAGAGTCGAAGCCACCGCCCTGATACTCATAGGCGCCTAAGTCCACTCGGCCATTAGCTATTCTCGGGTTCCCCGCGATATCCTCCGTAGTCCCCGGCTGAAGGGCGGAGTTGTCACCGTAGTTGATGGACGGCGAACCGGTCCTCAGCCGGAAGTCTCCCCCGCCTGCATTCTCGAAGAGAGGATCAATATCAAGGATGTACCCATCGTCATCAAATCTCGGATTGATTTGCTCGTCCCAATCACCTGCATGCGCTCCCTGAACGAGCGAGTGGTAGATGTGCGTAGACCCGTCAGGATGTGTATTCACCTCATCTTCGAAGAACTGAGGGAGCGTAACAGTGTCGCCCCAAAGCACTGAATTGTACACACGCGTCTCCGCAGAAGGACCCGTGGAGAGCGCTGCGAATGTCCCTGCGTGATTCCCCGAGAACGTAGAGTTGATGACGGACAGTGCGCCGGCATTAAACACGGCCGCGCCGCTCCCCGCTGAGTTCTCAAAGAAGAGGCTATCTGCGATGGTTGCGTTGCTGGTGGCTACCGCGCCGCCAGAGCCGCCGTTGTGGTCATCCACGGCCGAATTGCCCGCAAAAACAGATCTGTAGATCGAGAGATGGCCCGATGACTGGTATATCGCTCCTCCTACCGTTGCGGTGCGATTGTCCAAGAAGCGGCTGTTCCTTATCGTGAGCCCTCCAGCGCTCCAGATAGCTCCACCAAAACCCAACTTGAAAGTGGACTGATAGATAGACGAATTGTCCGAGAAGGACGAGTTAGCAATATCCAACTCGATATCGGACCCTATGAGGATGGCGCCACCGCCATTGTTGGGGGATGTACTAGAATTGTCCTCAAAGCTGCAGTCTTCAACTGCGACGGAGAGGGCTCCGGAGCCGACGTTGGGGCCCAGATTCAGTGCTGCACCGCCGCTAGCGGAAGCGCAATCGGCGAAAACGAATCCGGAGAAAGATGCGCTCGAACCAACAAGCCAGAAGCCCGAGTACTCCACTCCCTGCACTTCGCCACGCCCGTCGCCATCGGTATCTCCGGAGATCACCGTTCGGTAAGGAGAGCCTGCCTGCCGTTCTACCGGGCTCCGGTCCGACCAATTCCCTGTCCCGTAATTGGGTCTAAAGCCTCCGAGCAGATTCGTGTAGCCATTGTCCCTGTCTATCTCTATGGTCCCGTAATAGGTTCCAGCAGCGACGTGGATGTTGACCGGATCTTGGCTTGCGCCTTGGTCTTCCGTCTGTGCGAGTGCATGCTGTATGGTCCCCCACGGATCCGTAGCTATCCCAGAGCCGGCGTCCGACCCGTGCGTTGCGCTGACATAGACGCTGCTCAGCAGCAGCCTCGGTTCAAGCTGCTCAAGGAGGGGGCGCGAGAACTGCGAATGGAGTTCCCCTGTGGGTTCCTTACGACTCGTCAACCAGTCCCAGATGCCCACTTTCGTATTCTCCCCGGGCCGATGCCTATGCGACACCGGTAACCGTTTATGGAACACACTTGCACGAGAAGCCCGACTTCGACTACCCGTCTGCTTACCCGACTTCGACTACCCGTCTGCTTACATGCTCTTGTCCGAAAAACATCCGGGGAAGTACATTAATTCTAACGACATGCGGACCGAATGCAAGCCTTTTTCTCCCGCACAACGCAGTCCAGGTGTCAAGGGCGGGTCGTGTGTGTCACTCAGGGGCGGGTTACACCCACCCACCTCGGAAGCCACGCGCAAGGTGACCTGCCCTACGAATGACGGGCGCGCGGGGGCGCGATATACTCACCGGCCATAGATACGAAAGGATTGTACTATGCCCAAGAACTACTCCCGTGAGTTTCGGCTTCAGGCTGCGCGGCTTGTGGTGGAGGCTGGATACTCCAACGCCAAGGCCGCATCGCGTCTGGGCGTCGCCGAGGAATCGATCAGGCGTTGGATCATGGCATTTCGAGAGTCCGGCGACTTGCCTCCGGCCGGCCAGCGTGTGCCGGTGGCAGAGGAACTCAAGGTCCTCCGCAAGGAGTTGGCCGAGCTTCGGCTGGAGAACGAGATATTAAAAAAAGCGGCGGCGTACTTCGCAAAGGAGTCCATCTGAAGTACGCCTGGATACACGAACACGAGGACTTCTACCCGGCTACGGTGATGTGCAGGCTATTGGGCGTTTCACGCAGCGGGTACTACAGCTGGCTGGGGCGCGGCGAGTCCCGGCATGACAAGTGGCGTCAGCAGATCGCCGTGGCTGTGACACAATCGCATGCCGAATCATACGGGATCTACGGCCACCGTCGCGTTCACGCCGACGTCGTGGAAGACCACCAGATCGATTGCTGCCGGGAGACCGTCCGAAAGGTCATGGGTGATCTGGGCCTGTCCGGCAAGGTCAAGAAGCGATTTGTGCGGACGACGGATTCGAATCATAGTCACCCGGTGGCGGCCAATGTGCTGGACAGGGACTTTACCGCCAGCCGGCCGAACGAGAAGTGGCTGGCGGATATTACGTACATCGCCACACGAGAAGGTTGGCTGTATCTGGCGGTGGTTCTGGACTGTTTTTCCCGCCGGATTGTCGGGTGGAGCATGGCCGAGCATTTGCGGGCCGAGTTAGTGGTCACCGCCCTGAAGATGGCCATCGAGCAACGTTGTCCCGGGTCGGGTCTGATCCATCATTCGGATCGTGGGGTGCAGTACGCCTCGCAGTTGTACCAAGGTATTCTGGAAGCCGCTGGGATCACAGTGAGCATGTCACGCACGGGCGATCCATGGGACAATGCGATGACCGAAAGCTTTATGGGGACACTCAAGAGCGAGTGTGCCGACGGTCCGTATGCCGGACGACCCGATGCGGAGTTGGAACTGTTCAAATACATCGAGATGTTCTACAATCGCCGTCGTCGACATTCGAGCCTGGGTTACGTCAGTCCGGCGCGTTATGAAGAACTACATGAGTTGGGCATGCTGCCCACGAAGAACCAGGCCGCGTGATTGAGGTTCCCGCGCGCCCGTCATTCATAGGGCAGGTCAAGGGGCCTCTTCTTACCCTAAGTGCCCTCAGTGCAAAGGTGCAGGTCACTCAGGGCGAGAAAAGGTTAGGCCAATGATCAAGTGGCCCGAACCCGCCCCACGACTACGCGATCCGTGGGCGGCGGGTTCAGCCGCAGAACGGCCCGTACTCTCGCCAAGAGAGTAGTCCACCCCCCAAGGACGCAGGTCGTAGGTTCGCTCAAATGCCAGCCTGCCCCAGGATGACCTCAGCCTCGGCCAGGCTCCTCTACCGGTCAGCGCGGGAAGGACGGCGTCTGCGAATCTCTCGACCTCGCCGGTCGGAGTTCAAGGCGGCGAGCAACTCCTCGATCAACTCCTGCGACGTGAACATTTTGGGCCTGACGTAGATGTGCGAGAGCTTGATTCTTTGTCACGTGCTCCGGACGGGCACCCCACGGCGACACCATCGGTAGTCACCAACAACTCCTACGGCCACAGCATCGTTTTGACCATCGCGGATGACACTGTTGGCATTGGATCGAGGTTCCAATCGCTCACCGACGATCCAAACATGAATTACCACCGGCAAAAACTTGAGAAACAGCGCGACAAAATCGGCCTGACTGCAGATGTAGAGGGCGGAAACAGAAAGGTCAGGATCGCGCATGAGCCAAGACATCGACAACTCAATCGAGACCAACGCCGCAGGGCCACGGAGGGCCAGCGGCGATTCGGGATCTGTCGAACAGCATTCGCTCACCGAGCAAATCGCAGCTGACAAGTATCTCGAATCCAAGAACGCCAGCCGGTCGAAGGGACTCGGCATCAAGCTAGCAAAACTCTCACCGGGAGGGACTGTTTGATGTGGCCCTTCGGCAAGAAGAGGAATGCTTTTCCCAAGAAACGGCCCCTCCCAATGGTGCTGCGGGCACGCTATGACGCCGCGCAGACGACTATTGAGAACGCCAGGCACTGGGCGATGGCGGATGGACTTTCGGCAGATACGGCCAACAGTCCCGACGTCCGCAAGAAGCTGCGCCATCGTGCCCGCTACGAGGTGGCCAACAACTCCTACGCCAAGGGCATCGTGCTGACGATTGCCAATGATACCGTCGGCACCGGCCCGAGGTTGCAGTTGCTGACCGGTGACGATACCGCAAACCGCCTTATCGAAAGCGCCTTTGCCGACTGGTCCAGGGCGATAGACCTCGCCGAAAAGCTGCGCACGATGCGGATGGCCAAGGCGACCGATGGCGAGGCGTTCGCCGTGCTGACCGCCAATCCGGAGATCGATTCGCCGGTCAAGCTCGATATCAGACTCATCGAGGCCGACCGAGTCGCCTCGCCTCTGGTGTCGTTGAACAGTTGCCTCAGCGTGCCCCGTGAGGTCGACGGCATTCGGTTCGATTCGTGGGGCAACGCGAGCCGTTACACGGTGCTGCGCAACCATCCCGGCGGCCTGGGCGCGTGGGGCGCCGGCTGCGATCACGTCAGCGCCGCGGACATGGTCCACTGGTTCAGGCCAGACAGGCCCTCCCAGCACAGGGGTATCCCGGAGATCACACCTGCTCTGCCGTTGTTCGCTCAACTGCGTCGCTACACGCTTGCCGTCTTGGGCGCCGCAGAGACCGCGGCCGACTTCGCGGCCGTATTGTACACCGATGCGCCGGCCAACGGCGAAGCTGCTGCCGTCGAACCGATGGACATCGTCGAACTCGAGAAGCGCATGGCCACCACACTGCCGGACGGTTGGAAGCTCGGGCAGATCAAGGCCGAACAGCCCGGCACGAGTTACGGCGAGTTCAAGCGAGAGATCCTCAACGAGATCGCACGGTGCCTGAACCTGCCATACAACATCGCCGCCTGCAACTCGTCTGGCTACAACTACGCCTCGGGCCGGCTCGATCACCAGACGTATTTCAAGAGTATCCGCGTCGAACAGGCAGACCTCGGCGAGACGGTATTGGATCACATTTTCACCGCATGGTGCGCCGAGGCGATGTTGACCACTGAACTGTCCGTACTGCGGAATCTCCGCGGTATGCCGCACCAGTGGTTCTTCGATGGCACCGAGCACGTAGACCCGCTCAAGGAAGCCAAGGCCCAGGCGACTCGGTTGGCGTCCAACACCACCACACTTGCCATCGAATACGCGCGGCAGGGTCGGGACTGGGAGACCGAACTCCGCCAGCGTGCGAAAGAAAAACAGCTCATGGAAGAACTTGGGCTGACGGCAGCCGATACCGCCCCGAAATCCAGCAAGGAGAAGGACGCTAATGTCGAAGACGAACGCACACAAGCAGCCTGACATGGTCCATATGGTCGCCCCACTATGCATCGAGGCCGGCCAAGGTGACAATGACAAAGGGCTTCCCCGATTCAGCATGGTCGCCTACACCGGCGGGTTGATGCGTATCGTCGGCTTCCCGCATCCGGTCGTCGTGGACCTCGAAGGCCTGGCAGTCGAGCGTCAGGATATTCCAGTCCGCCTGGACCACAATCCGCGACAGGGAGTAGGCCACACACAACGCATCACCGTCGAGAACGGCCAGGTCACCGCGGAGGGGCTCATCAGCCGCGATACTTCCTGGGCACGTGATGTCGCTCGGTCGGGCACAAACGGTTTCCCCTGGCAGGCATCTATCGGCGCTGCAGTCGTTGAAGCCGATTTCATCCCCGTCGGACAGAAGGTAACCGTGAACGGCCGGACGTTCGACGGGCCCATCCACGTCGTCCGCCAGGCCATCCTCAAGGAAATCAGCTTCGTAGACAGCGGAGCAGACACGAACACCGCCGCAAGAATTGCTGCCAACGATAAGGAGCATAGTGACATGGAAGATGCCAAGACCACCACGGACGCCCCAGAAACCACCGCAACGGCGGAAACGGCTCCGCAGGAAGAGCCCAAAGCCCCTGTAGCCGAACCGACGAAAGACCCCGATCCCAAGCCGGCGCCCGACACGGCCGATACCGTTCAGCAGGAATCCGAGGCACCCGCACCTGCGGACCAGTCGGACAGTCAGACCCCTGCGACACTGAAAGCCTCGGCCGATCTGCCCGATCCCGTTGCGGATATGCGTCGAAAGGTTGCGACAGAAACCCGTCGCATCCAGGCCGTCCGCAAGGTCTGTGACGGCAAGTATCCCGATATCGAGGCCAAGGCCATCGAGGAGGGATGGGACGAGACCAGGTGCGAACTGCACGTCCTGCGTGCATCGCGCCCGACCGTACCTGCGGTCCAGACGCCGGTAAAACCCGCAAGCCCGCAAATCTTCGAGGCGGTCGCCCTGATGGCATCGGGCATGGCCGCACCGAAACTCGAAGCGGCCTATGGCGGCGAGGTCATCGAAGCGGCAGACAGGCTGCGAGGCGTGGGCATCCAGGAGTTCTGCGAACTTGCCTGTGGGTGCCAGCTCCCGCGATTCCGGCGCGATGCCACCGGGTGGCTCCAGGCGGCGTTCAGCACCGCCTCCCTGCCGGGCATCCTGTCGAACATCGCCAACAAGATGCTCCTGGAAGGCTACAACTACATCGAGGATGCCTGGCGGAGCATCTGCAAGATCGCCTCGGTCAACGACTTCAAGGAGCACACCCGCTACCGGATGACCAGCAACTTCAAGTTCCAGCCGGTCGGCCCGGACGGAGAGATCAAGCACGGCAAGCTCGGCGAGCAGACCTTCGCCCAGAAGGCCGACACGCACGGGATCATGTTCGCCCTCACTCGTCAGATGATCATAAACGACGACATGGGCGCGTTCACCGACATCCCGCGCCAGATCGGCATGGGCGCCGCCGAGGCTATCGCCGACGCCGTATGGGGCCTGCTCCTGAGCAATCCGAGCGATTTCTTCGCAACGGGCAACAAGAACTACGCTGCCGGCGCGGATACTGCCCTGAACGTGGACGGGCTGACCAAGGCCGAGACACTGTTCCTGGACCAGACCAAGCCCAACGGCCGTCCGCTGGGTGTGGTGCCGTCGATCCTGCTGGTCCCGACGGCCTTGAAAGTCGCCGCTGAGTTGCTGATGAAGAGCCTCAAGCTCAACGAAACCACCACGGCCAACAAGCCCAAGCCTGCGGACAACCCGCACGTGGGCAAGTTTACGCCGGTTTCCAGCAGCTACCTCGGCAACTCCAGCTTCACCGGGTCGTCGTCAAAGGCGTGGTACCTGTTCGCCGATCCCAACCGCCTGCCGGCGATGGAAGTGGCGTTCCTCAACGGCATCGACCGTCCGACGGTGGAAAAAACTGACGCCGACTTCAATACGCTCGGCATCCAGTTCCGTGGCTACATCGACTTCGGCGTCCGCGAGCAGGACCACCGCGGCGCGGTCAAGATGAAGGGCGAGGCATAATCTGCTCCCGGACTTAAGGGTGCGGATTTCGGATTGAACGACAACACTGACAACAACGAAAACATCTGGAGATAAGCAATGGCAACAGCACAGTTCATTCACGACGGCAAGGCGATCGACTACACCCCCGGCAGCGCCGTAACAGCCGGTGACGTGGTGGTCCAGAACAACCTGGTCGGCGTAGCAAAACTCAACATCGCTGCAGACGCCCTCGGCGCTCTGGCCGTCGAAGGTGTATTCGACGTGGCCAAGGCCGCCGTCGAGATCGAATCTGGTAAGCCGGTCTACTGGGACGCCGACGGCAACCCGGTCGGCGGGACGGCGGGCAGCGGAGCGGCCACGACCACCGAGGACGGCAACGTCCAGGCGGGCTTCGCGGTCGCCACGGCGGCCGACACCGACGAGACCGTCCGCGTCAAACTCCAGTCGGCCGCCCTTGACAACGTAACCTGAGGCTGACCGATGCGGATAGTCCTATTGACATGCATTCACGGCCGGCACGCCGTCTCGGAGTTGATGCTTCGCCATCACACCGAGACGGCCGGTCGGCTGCGCGAATCGACAGGCTGTGAATTCCAGCTGGCGGCGGTCCTCTCGCCGGAAGATGAATCCGTCATGGGTCCTATCTGCGAGGCCCTGGGCGTTCGCTGGAAGACTCATCGCAACAAGCCGGTTTCGGTGAAGTGGCAGGTAGGTCTGGAGTTCGTCAAGCAGACCTGCGCCGATGCTTCAGCGGTCATGATCGCAGGCAGCGACGATTTTCTAAGCGACGCCTACATGGCCTTTTCAGCCAACCTGGTCCGTGACGGATGGTCGCTTGGCTTCGGTCCGGACCGGTGCTGGATGCTCGATTCGGCCACGGGCCGGCTGGGCCTGTGGCGGAGGCGCTACGATCCGGGCATCCCCGGAATAACGGCCGGGGCGGGAAGAGTCTTCACCCGTCAGCTGCTCGAGCGTGTCGGCTGGCGTCTCTGGACTCGCGACAAGAACCGCGCGCTGGACACCCTCTGCAGCAAGCGGCTGAGAGCACTGGGCTACCGGCTCGATACTCTCGGCCTGACCGATCGTGGCGACCGGGCGGTAATCGATGTCAAGACCGCCGAGAACATACACTCCTGGGACGCCATACCGTATGTCGAGGTCCTTGAGCCCGAG